TCTCTTCCATCTCTGCCCAGCCCTTCTTCGCCCTCTTAATCAGGTTCTCGAAGTGGGCTACTCCAAAGTAACGAACGACATCAGCAGGGACGACGAACTCGTTCTTTGAAAGCTTGGCATCAATGTCATCACGAACCTCCTCAGGCTCAGCGCCAACAGGAATCTCGTTTCCGCTTACTGGGTCTCTGCCCTGAATGGCAGACATCTCTTCTTCCATAGCAACCGAGCCTCCTTTATTATAGCCACGGGGTTCCATGTCTCTGTGTAACAGTTCGTCTAGTTTCTCTAAGGTACGAACCCCGTCGCTGCCAGCAGGGGCTTTGGGCCACGACACTCCACTCTCCATGGCCCTCTGCCAAGCCTCGTCTTCAGAGAGAATCTTACCCTCCCACACAGTTGGGATTAGATATTCAAACTCTCCGTCCCCGAGGATTACCGTTTTGACAGTAGATACGGAGCCATCTTCGTTCGTTACGAAAGTCCCGTCTTGTACGTTTCTCTCGTGGTGCTCCGTGATAGGGTTCTTGTATTCTACCTCTTGAGAGCCATCTTCATAGTGTGTCGGCATTTACATACTCTCTAAGCTTAAGAAGTTTTCTAAGTGAGGCAGCCTCCCCCTGAAGACGAAAGAGGTCTTCAGAGGTAGAGGCCTGTTCCATGGAGGTATGCACTCGGCTGAGTCTATGATTGATCTCCTCAAGGAAGTCATCATACAGAGACTTGTCATTAACCAATCTCTTTAGGCTCATCCTTCACCTCCTGTGAAACCCTGTTCGCCAGGTGTAGGTGCTTGGCCTGTGCCCACCGTACCACCCCCGGCACCTGTTGGGTCGGTCGGATTAGTGCCGGGGGGTGGCGGGGGCCCTCCCTCAGGGCCAGCGGGTGGCTCCTGAGTGGACTGGAACTTCTTCAGGATCTCAGCTTGGATGGCTGCATCCGAGAGGGAGTTCGTCACCTTGTCGGGATCAAGGTCGAGAGACTTAGCAATCTCACGAATGATGTAGTCAGTCTTGGCGAACGGGGCGAGTTGAGGATTCTGTACAACTCCAAGGAACTGCATCAGTCTCTGGCTTCTAACTTCGTTAGCCATGAGAGACTCAGTGCCCTGTGCCTTGACTTCCAAGTCACCCTTGATCTCAGGGTTGTGGTTAAATTGCATGTTGAAACGGAAGAACGCCTTGCCCAATGGGGACAACAGGTAGTCGTCAATGTTCTTCACCACTGTACGGATAGAACCGTTAGCAGCAGACATGAGCATTGAGATGCCGGATGCTGTCCGTCCTACACCAGAGACACCAGTCTGTCCGTGTGCAAAGCTCGGGAAGCCTGTGGACTCATCCGCCAACTGTCGTGCCTTATCGAACAACTGCATGTTCTCGTTAGCCACGTTGGGAAACTTAGTGCCGAACAGGGCCTGGCCCGGAGCACCACCTTGACGACGGATAACCTTGCCGGGATAGAAGTCTGTGAGATTCTGTCCGGGGGTAAGGTTTGTCTCATCCACCTCAATGACGAGGTTGCCAGACAGAGCAGCGTTGTCCACTGCCAATCGCATGAAGCCGTTCATCAGGGTTTGTGTGTCGTCCATGTTCTCACCAAGACCAACACCAAACATACTGTAGGGGTTCATCTCATAGGGCACTGCGTAGTAGGGAATGTACGCAGGGGTGAATGGGTTAAGCACACAACGAAGAAGGGCACCGTTACAGATCCAGATGTTGGCACTCACCTGAGGCAAGTCTCCCATCTCGTCTGGAATATCAATGCCATTCTCAATGAGCATCTCTGTCTCTACGTTACCCCAGAACTCCAGAACTTCGTAACGCTCTGTGCGAGACTCCTGTCTGTCGTCTTCCATAGACTGTTCCCAGTCGTCCTTGATGTAGTTGGACCCAAGGCGAATGGCACGGTCAATAGCTTCTTTACGAAAGAAGGGGCGCTTCTTCAGGTGGCGAAGGTCAGTACGAGACATCTTATGACGTTCAATTACGTACTCAGCTTCTTCCATGTTGTTGGCATCTGGGTCAGGGTAGAAGTTCCAGATAGACACTGCCTTCGTCTTAGGCATAGTCTTAATCACTGGCTTGTAGTTACCTTGTTCATCCCAGTCAGGGTACTCTTTGTCTACAGCAAAGGGTCCCTTCATAATGCCAGTACCAAAGAGGGCCATCTCGAAGGCAGCCATACGCAACTCTTTACGTGCGTTAGACTCCTCAAGCTGGTCCATGATTTGCTTTTCCATCTTCTTGGCGCTAACCATGGCGGGGTGCAGGGTCACTGCTGTGGGCGTAGTGCCCGGTCCCATCTTCAGGTTGCCCTCAAGTGGCTCAAGCTTCTTCTTCAGAGCACCGAGTCGGTTCTTAAGATCCTCCATCGTCTCACCCGGCAGGAGCCTCTCAGAGGCCTCCTCAGGGGCGTTACCGATCTGGGCAAGGTTAGGGTCGGTTTCGAAGTGTACCGTCTCCTCTACGCCCTCTGGTAGCCTCGTAGGGTCAATTGTGATGGGGAACTTGTTAGCACCAAACAGAACCTCAGTGATCTGGTTGTATGCTGCAAGAACTTTAGTCTTTGTAACCTTGATGAAGATGCGGGAGCGTTCTGCTTCCGTGAACTGAACATCAGGGCCATAGAGACCTCGGTAGTTACGATAGGCTTGTAGCCATCGAATCTCTTCTGTCTCCCTCGCTGTCTCAGCGTGGTCGAACCTTTCTTGGACGAAGGCTTCTAGCGTACCTGCGTCTTGATCGTAGGAGCTTTCATCGCTGGGGTCAATGTCCTCAACGGCTACAGGCTCGTGTACTGCAAACTCTTCTTCCATTACTCTTCCTTAATATCCAAACAATGGGTCAGCGGGCCTATGCGTAGCTTGGAAGCCTGCATTAAAGTCCATGATGCTGCTGCGAGGGCGGGTCATAATGCCATAACGAAGGGCATCATAGATGTGGTCCTCCGACTTTGTGTCTACATCCTCAGGGTTGTTCTTGTCCAGAGGGAGGGAGGGCAACTGACTGATGAGGTTACGGCAACTCTCTGTGAAGAAGATGCGGGGTTCGCCAGTGAACTCATCCACCTGCAAACGTCTGTGCAATTCGTTCTTCCCTGCCGTACGAGAACCTCTACTTCTGTCTGAAGGTCGCCAACGGCACCCCTTCATAATCATTTTCTCTGCAAGGCTGGGCCCTGTGTCCCCTCTGTTGTGCCAGAGGGAGGAGTCAAGTACCCCGTAACGAATACGTTCCCCTTGTTCCAGTTCGAGCACCATGTCTGCCAAGTCTTCTGCTGTAACCTTCGTTACATACAGCTCCCTATAGACGACGAGCCTGTCTCCGGGGTCCACTGCAAACCACAACACGGCTGAGTAGGAGCCATATCCGTAGTCGCAGGCCCGGAACCGAGGCCAATCACTGGGGATGTCGAAGTCTTCCACAACATGAATGTTGGGATTGAACTCAGAGAAGGCAGCCCCGTCTGATACGGACCAGTCCCCCTCAAGAAGCCTGCGTCTTTCCGCCTCGGGCAACGAGAGAAGGTTGGATTCGTACATCCCGTCCTCAGAAAGGTAGGGATTGTCGAACAAGGTTGCCGGAATAAACCGTCTTTTGAACAGAGGGCCTCCCCCAAGGGAGTGTCCTTCTGGTCTGGTGAGAACTTCCCCTGTCTCTGGGTTGGTTGCCCAGAAAGGAGTGTTATACGGGGCGGGATCAATGAACATCTTCTTCACCCAATGGTGTCCTACACCGCCGGGGTTGGATGTTGCCCGCTGATATAGCTTAAGGCCGCTGTTCTTGGAGGTACGAAGACGAGAACGTAGGTAGTTCCACCCGTGTGGGGTAGACCATTGAGTTAATTCGTCGAACCCGATCCAATTAAACGCCTGACCTTGGTAACGAGTGACGTCATCGTCCCTGTCAAGGTAGGAAAGCCAGAGGGTGGCACCCGAAGGGAACACCCATGTGCTGTCTCGTTCGAGAAACTTGCACCCCGGAATGGCTCGGGGGTACAATTCTTTGGAGACAGACTTAAGTTCGCGTAGTTCTTCCGTAGATTTACGAACAAGGAGCATCTTTGCCGCAGGATTGTTCGCATATCTAACTGGATCTGCAATCATTGCGTAAGATTTACCCCCGCCCGCAGCCCCGCCATACAAAACTTCCTGCTCATCTGCTGCTAGGAAGTCTGTCTGGGGGCCGGGGTTGGGTTGGAAGATGACCTTTTGTGCTTCTTCGACGTCAAACTCTTCTGGTTTAACTGGCATCCGCCTTTGTCTCCTTATTTACCAACTCGAATAGCTCTCGAACGAACTCTTCGTCTCCGCAATCCGTCTTTCCTAGCCGCAGTTGTTCAATACGTCGTGCCTTTTTGTAGGCCTCAAGGAATTGCTTGGCTAGATAACGAGAATTTAGGAGATCCTTCTCTCGTTTTTGGTCTTGAGCCACCCGGTCTTTCAAACCTTGGTGTGAGATCTTACGGCCTGACTCAGCTGTGAGCCAGTTTGCTACGTCTCGAAGGGAGAATCCTTGCTTCAAATGTTGCTTTGCTTGCTCAAGGAGGAGAAGTTCCTTGGCGACGGGTTGCAACAGGTGAGGATCCTCTGGGTCTTGTACGTATCCGAAGGGTTCCCATTGCCCAACCTTGGCTACCGGGTAGAAGATTGCCTCTTCTCCATCATAATCCGGGGCTGGAATCCGTCGTCTACTATTTCTAAGTGTCATCTTCAACTTTTATTCCTCCATTGACTCCTTCGCAGGAAGAATAAACAGCGGGCTTGTTGCAGATACCTCAACTTTTTCCACGGCTTTCATGCCTGCACGGTCGAGCATATCTTTTGCAGCAGCGATCTTGTCCTTATTTCCCAAGGCTGTTGGGTTATTAAGAACCTCCATCATGGAGAAAGCTGCTTTAGGCGCTGTCGTAGAAATAAACTTTCTAGTTTCTTCCTCGATGTAGGGCGCTAGCTTCTCTACAATTTGTCTTGTCGGGGTGTTCTTGCTGTACCCCGCAATCTTCTTTGCCTTAACGGCGTTGCCTTCTGCTTCACCAAACAGGGCATCAAGGAATTTCTCTTCCTTCTCCGTCAGTTTCTTTTTCATCCTTAGTCCTTCCTAGCAAACGCTGGACAGTCTCTGTCTCATAGATACGAAGCAAGGTCCATATGCCAGTCAGGGCTAAGACGATGGTAGGGAGGTAGTCTGTTATAAAACCTCCCACGCTGGTGCCAGCCGCTAACAGATCTATGACTTGTTTATCCTCTTTTATTTTTAGCATATTAACCCACCGGAACAAAGACCTCATTAACTGTTACGTATGCGTGGGCGGATGCATCTGTTCCATTCGCCGTGACTTCGATACGATCCCCTGCATTAAGAACCAGCTTAACCTCGTCTGAGTGAACAGGAGAGGACGTGTGCTGGAAGTAGATGGCTGTCCTGCTACTGTCCGAGCTTCTGAAGAGCTCAACCGTAACAGAGGGGGAAGTACCAGCCACTGTCGTAAACCCCAGTGCTACAGTCTCTGAGCGAGACTGAGGGGGTGCTGTGTATAGAGTAGCCCTTGTATTACCGAACACCCCTGTAGAGGTTCGTGGTCTAGGCACTTTAGCTTCTGCCATCACTTACCTCTTTTAGCTTTCATGGAAGCTCCGCAGTTGGCCTTAACCAATCCACCTTTGTTAAACGAACGAGGGTGTCTTGTAGGGGCTGTACGTCTTCCGGGTGTACGACTAACACGTTGCCTCTCTGGCCCAAGGGTTCCTTCTTCTTTGAGCCTGTCGTAGGCCCTCCGTTGTCTAACGGTTTCCTTGGCAGCGCCCCATGGACGCTTACGTGTCTTGGCTACTTGTGCCTCTGCCCTCTCCCTAAAGTTGGAAGGGCCACCAGCACCACGACTTCTGCCGGGCTGGCGTTCAAGGCTGTCCAAGGCTTCAGTGACTTGTCTAACGAGCTTGGCGTCTTCATCAGTAAACTCAGAAGAGGT